TCCGTGAATATCTTGATGATGGTAAGCTACAAATCATTAGAGAACGTGATACTTTGGCTGACTTAGCTCGTGGTGCTAAAATACGAGCCGATGTACACAAAGAAGGTAAAGGTAAGCTAACTGATAGAGGTAAGAACTGGATATTGGTTGAGTATTTACTTATACAAGCATTAGATACCTTTGAAAAGATTGTAGACGAAGAGACATTAAAAGGAGAGTAGACATGGATAATATGCAGAAAAAAGCAATTAATTTGGCACGTAATGTGTTATTTAATAAATGTCATTATGATTCAAGCTACATTACAACGGATAAAATGTTCATTGTCTGGTTTTGTAAGACATTGCAGAATTGGAAAGCTTTAGTTAGTGGGACAGATGTCTCCGAATATATCGAAGTTACTTATGACGGAGATAAACATCGAGCATACGTAGATGTGTATGCAAAGAAAACTAACTATTGTGCTGAAGATGATTACGAAGAATAAGATGAAACGAATGTACAGGATTACGTCAATATGATTGTAGAAGCTGTTAATAAGGTGAAGTAGGTTATGTGTATGTTATGGACAATTTTTGCTTTATTTATTGTATGGCTAATTCTAGCCACTGTCTATCAGACAGAGCTGGTAGAAGCTTTCAATTATATAGCTAATAAAATTAAGAAAGGGAATGAACATGAATAGTTTAGGTGCAAAACTCGTTGGTATTGGTGTGTTAGTCTTGGTTGGATTTGGATTAATCTACAATACTACGTACATGATTTCAGCTGGCCATGCTGGTGTTGTATTTAATAAAATGGACGGCGGTATTCAAGAAGAAACATTGGACCAAGGTTGGCATGTAGTTGCCCCATGGAAACGTGTCACTGAGTACCCAGTAAGCACAGAACTAGCATACTACATTGACGGCACTCACGAAGACCGTAAAGATGTAGACGATAGTATCGTAATTGGTACGAAAGACGGCAAGACAATTAAAGTAGACGCACAGGTCACATACCATATGAATCAAGATTCTTTGCCACATATTTACAATAAATTTAAAGGCCAAGATGATAGCATTATTGAGTATGGGTATATGAAGCAAAACTTCCAACGTATTGCCAATAACATTTCTTCTCACTACTCTATGATGGATATTGTGGGGGAAAAGAAGGAAGAGTTTAACCAAGAGTTACTTAAAGAAGTATCCTCTTTCTTTGACCAAGACGGCATTATTATTGAACAAGCTTCCCTTGGTAAAGTAGAGCCAGACAGTGCTACTAAAGAAGCAATTCAAGCAGTAGCTAATGCTCAATACAAACAACGTCAAGCGGAATACGAAAAAATTGCGGCTGAAGCAGAAGCTAAGAAAAAAGTAGCAGTCGCTGAAGGTGACGCACAAGCTAAACGTATCCAAGCTGATGCTGAGGCTTATTACAATGCACAAGTGGCTTCTAGCTTAACTCCAGAAATGGTACAACTTAAACAAGTTGAAAAATGGGACGGAAAACTTCCTACATATTCTGGTATTACGAATGGTATGTTTAGCTTTAAATAAGGAGATACGATATGAAAACTTCAAATGGTTATATGAAAATCCCAAACGATTGTAGACCTAATAGGGAATTTAAAGTTATATCGCTATATGAAGGCACCGATATTGAATTACCTAAGCGTGAAACTTATTTTAGTGCTGGATATGATTTAAGGTCAGCAGAAACAGTGGTAGTTGGGGCTGGTGAAACAGTCCTGGTACCTACTGGCTTAAAAGTTTTACTCCCAGACGATGAGTTCCTAGCTATTTATCCTCGTTCCTCTTTGGCGGGTAAGTATGGCATTACACTTGCTAATTGTGTTGGTGTGGTGGATAGCGATTATTACGATAACGAAGATAACGAAGGTCATATCCAAGTATTACTTAAAAATACCACTGCTACAGATTATGTAGTTAAAAAGGGCGATAAAATTGCACAAGGTATATTCCAAGAATACAAAAGAGTAGCAAATGATTGCCCTCGTGGTCCTCGTAAAGGTGGATTTGGAAGCACGGGTAAATAATATGGAATATAGAGATTATGGAGAATTACTCGAGGACCAGATTGCAGATATGAAAATGCGATTACAAGCGTATCGAGAAGGGCAACGAGATAATCGTGCCAGATTAGCCAAACAACATGGTGTAAAATTTGTAGACCCTAGAAAAGCAAAGGAGAAAGTGATTATGACAACAAAACAATTCATTTACGTATTAGGCGGTTTTTTACAATTAGGCTACACAGAAATGCGTAAACTAGATAATAGCATAGTAGTGAGCGGTGTTGATGTTCCTACTCGTGAGTTTATGGTATCTGATGATGTTTTAGAGTTTGTGCCAGAACATGGCAGTATTGCTCGTGCGTTGTCTCAAGATTACGCTCTTGAAACTGTTAAGTTGGGGCTAGAATTAATTCAGAATTTCCCAGAGTACAAGAAAATTGTTCATAAGCCTAATCAATTAGTAGCTTATGAAACTAAGGAAGAACAGTACCTAGTTACATTAAATGGTATTGTCAAAACAAACCCAGGTGATTGGATTATCACTGGTGTCAATGGCGAGCAATATCCTTGCGACCCAGAGATTTTTAAACAACTGTATGACATTGTAGAATAGTATATTACGATATACTAAATGGGGGTTACATGGTTCACTATTTCGTAGTTGACTACGGAAATACTGGTGACTTCTATAATGTTGGTGTATTAGGAGAGAATAAAGACCTCATAGAGGAATATTTGAAAACACAATCAAGAAATGTACGATACTTAAAATCATGTGAGAGAAAGAAGAAAACAGGTAAGGACATTGGGGTAGGTATTATAGTAAGTTGTAGGTACCTATCTCGTTGTCCTAAAGGTCTCACGCCAGATAGTAGAGGTACAGTAATATGAAAGAGTCGATGATACAAGAAGCATTGGCTCTTTTTGAACAGCGTGGCGATAGTGCTGTCGAAGAAATCAATGCTATTATGAGGAATTGGGAATTTACCAATTCAGTAGCAGAATATCGCAAAGTTGATAAACTTTCCGCAATGGTGGAGAGATATGGCGATTCGCCAGAAAAAATCATCATACGTAAAGAAGAACGCATGATGTTACTTCACTTCGTATGTTGGCTAAAAGTATTTTTAAAACAGGTGCGACCATTGATGTGGTATGTATGGAGAGATACTGTTATCTATGGTATGAGTATCAAGCAGTGTGCAAAGAAATATAAAATTACAGAATCATCAGCTAAAAATTGTAAATCAGCTTGTAAACAAAATATTAAAAGGGCATTGCCATTGTATTACGCACAGTTTGGTAATTTAGAAGAATATCTAAAAAACTAGGAGCGTGCATGACTACAAAAGCATTAGCGGAGACATTTCTACCGCACATTATGAAGTGTAGATTAGATAGCGAATATGGCCAGTTAGCCGTGCTGTCTGATGTACATGAAGGTTTAAATAATCGTAAGTATTTACAGCAAACAGTGAAAAATTTGTTAGAATTAGGCGAGAATTGCAAAGTTATTCTTGGCGGTGACAGCACTAATACCACAACAAAACACTCAAAGGGTAGCGTATTAGAAGAGACATTAGTCGGTGATGAACAGGTATACGCATTGGTTGAAGATATTCGTCCTCTATATGAGAGTGGGCAATTACTAGGTGTAATTGGTGGTAACCATGGTGCTAGAGCCTATAATGACGCTTATATTAGCGTTGAACAAATGATTTGTGCATTACTTGGTAATCGCAGTTTATACAAAGGTGAGTTTGGCTTGTTATACTTTAACGTAAATAAAAATTGTTACGTTCACCATATTTTACATAAAAATCGCAAGACTAAAAACTACTATGATTACTTTAATGCAGATGTTACATGGTTTGAACATTTTCATGAACCTAGTGCCGTGCCTAAAGTGGCTATAGAGCATAATAAGTACACGAAGAAACCCATTGTAAAAGAGGTATGGGAATTACGTCAATCATCTTTTCAGACGTTCCCCAATTACCTTAAAGCTAGTGGTATTCGTCCTAGTTTAAGTGGGTTCTGGATTGCAGAAATGAGCGGTGATGAACATAACAAAAAGGTCACTCCTTTTATGGGCGATACCTATTTTGATTTGAGAAAGAGGGGATTATATGTCAATTAATGATATGTATCTTGACTTAGGATATGGCTTTAAAGTAGCCATGAGAGAAGTATACGCTATCATGCCTATGAACGTATCTACCTCAAAAGAATTGTTTAGAAAATACTTTCGCAATAACAAAGTATTGCGTGCCACTAAAGGCAGGCAAGCTAATTCGTTCTTGCTTTTAAATAATGGATACGTGTTCACATCAACGCATACAACCGATGAGTTAGTAGAGCGTATATGGGAGCTTAAACGAATAGCAAAGGCGGTTACATATGAGAAAGCCTAAACCAGGAAGAAAAAAGGTAAAGGGCTTAACGCATAAACAAAGGGTTTATGTACAAACAAAGATTTTGACTGGTAGCAAATCAGAAGCCCTAAAGGCGGCTGGATATAGACCAAAGGGGAATACCGTGGAAGAAAGCGTAGTAGTACAGCAAGCATTGGCGGAATACAAACAACGCATGGATAAGAAATTTATGGACAAGGCAGATGAGGTAGCTAATATGTTATTAGAGGTTATCTATAATCCAGATACTCCAGCTAGTGCAAAAGTAACAGCTATTAAAGATTGGCTCGATAGAGCTGGTTTAAAACCTGTAGACAAACAGGAAGTAGACGATAAGCGTGTAATCGATACAAGCAGTCGATTAAGTCGTGAACTCATTGATAAACTAAATACATTACCTAAAGAAAAAGGCGAGGAATAATATCCTCGCCACTTTTTTATTTGTATGCTTCTATAACTTTGTAAAAATCAGACAGATTAGAACATATAGTGCCACGCAATCCTAATAATTCATTGTTTCTCCAAGCCTTAGCCAAACTGAATTGAGAACCGTATCGATTATAAACCCATTTTGTTACTGCAAGGCAATCTGTACAATATACCCAATCAATTCCTGTTTCTAGGTAATCACAATCTCTAACAATCATATCCATAAGTAAGCCCCCTTAATCTTCTGATAACTGTGCATAATCCCACCAAGATATCTGATTTTCATCGTCTGTTGACCATGATGTTGCACCGCCGTCCCATGTATACACATGTCCATCATGGTAACCAGCAAAATAACGTCTTGTCAATTGCCCATCTGCACACGAACCAACTAATACAGGTGTATCCACTTTAACAGTAGACCAATCAACTTTATTTAGTGCTTTGGCGATATCAATGCAATTAGTACCTTCAAATATATCACTCAACAAATGAGCGGTATACATTTGTAAAGTAATTGCGTTACTACCTACACGTTCAATTTCACTATCATCTTCGATTGTTGGTGCAAGTATAGAGATATAAATGGAACTATGCCCTGTTGGTCTATATATATATTTAATTCCGTTCTCGTACAAATCATTCAATAACATTTTTAAACCTTCTTCTGTTAAATATTTACTTTGTAACATAATAATTCCTCCTGTTTATACTGCTAACAACCATGTGTCTGTTTTATCATCATTTTTTAGTCTGTAATCTTCGATAATTTTATCAACGTCCTGTTTCCAAAGTGTGAAATCTTCACTTGTAGCAAGGTTCAATAAAGTATTCATAGAACATACGCTGGCTCCATACATTCTAATGTGTCTGTCAGAACACGTAGAGCTTTGTGCGTCAATGCTCCAGTACGATTCTGTTACCTCACATCTATAAATAAAGTGTTGCATCATATCACCTACTCTTTTAAAAACTCTAAAAACCCACCATAAATATCTTTAATAATATACAACTCATCACACGTCCAGTGACAATCTTGTTTAAACTCTTTCTTGGATTGTCCAGTTAGGCTATGAACTAAATAATTACCCTCTAATACTGCATTGCAACCAACCATTTTCGTTAGGTCCACATCTTCCCATACATTGTAATAATTTCGACTCCAACCTTGTTGTACTACATTAACCATGTTAATACGTTCCTTTCTGTATTGCTTCTACAAAACCACCATACACTTCTTTTACTAGGTATAAATCTTTGTAACTCCAGTTACAAAGACTTAATTCTTTCTTATATATTTCATTATGATATGTATGTACTCTATACAGACCGTTAAGTCCATCTAAAACATCTGATTTATTATTAATACATACATTTTCCCACACGTTATAGCAACTACTGCTATACTGTTGCAATACAATATTCATATTAATGACCTCCTTTCTCAAATAGTTCGTGTAAAATTTTAGGTTCGTATGTACGACCTTCCTTAATCATTCCGTCATACTTTCTCATATTCCAGATAGCGGAAGATAGGGTAGGGTGACTTTTATATGCGTTGTACACTGGCAAGAATAATTCTTGCATATCTTTGTATTTACGGCGTTCTTTTGTTACTTCATACATGAGTTTAGCATATTTGTTGCTGTCTTTCTCATCGTAATCATTTTCTATAGCGTGGTGAATATCAGATAGTGCTTTGTCCATATTCCCACGTTGTTCGTACCAGTACATTCTTTCGTTATAAATGTATTCCATCAAATCAGCGAAATCAGCAATAATTTTTAACATTTGTTCTTTAGTCATTTTCTTTTCCATCAGTATTTCTCCTTATCTATACATTTCAATTACTTTATAAATACCATTCCAATCATTGGTTGACATTGGTTCTTTACATACAAAATCGTATGGGCTTTCTTGTAACTTATCTAGTCTAGGTGTCCAGGCGTTTACATATGTACAACCAAATGGCCATAATTTTTCAGTTTCACATTCACATTTAAAAGGGAACCATGTTCCGTATGATTTTGTGATATAAATTCCATCAAACATTTTATTTATCCTCTCCATTAATAAAAATTTTATTCGATTTAGCTATAATTTCTTTTTTCATGCGTTTTACTTCGGTTTTTTCATATACAAAATATGTATCATCAATAAGTGTAAATTTTTTATGATTATCCACAAGCCATCTTAGATAGTCTTTTTTTAGTTGGCTTTTTTTCTTGTCGGAAAGAGAAAACCACCTCATTACAGCTTCTACTACATAGTCTCCATAAATATAATATAATACAGTATTACTACCTTTCTTTTTTACAGCAAGTGTATTTTTTAAATCTTCAAAACACTTTTCGATTGGTTCATCAAATTCTTCGCTTAAATATCTTTCAAACATACTCATTATAAAGCACCTCCATCTACTACATAATCAATGACCGCTTTCTTAAAACTATTTGTATTTAATCTGTACTCATCAATACTACCTTTACCATAAAGGTAGTAGATAAACACATCTTTGTTTTGACCTAACCGATGTACTCTATCTTGTGCTTGAGCTAATAGAGAGGGGGACCAAGGATACTCTATAAACACTGCACATCTACTTGATGTGAGCGTTAAGCCTACTGCACTAGCTTGCAAGCTACATATAATTACTTGCGTATCACCTAGTTGAAAGTTATCTATATTTACTTGTCTGATGCTAGATGATTGACCGCCTACAATAACACTTGCTTCTGGAAACGCTAGGTTTAATGCTTTACCAATATCCTTATGATGTACGAACACGACTACTTTTTCACCACGTTCTACCAACTGATTTATGAAATCTACCGAGGGTGAAAGCTTAGACCGTAATACCGCTTTGTCATATCTTTCAATCTCACTGAAAGAATGGGGAGCTGGTTGTTCCATTTCTATAATTGGTATAGGAACGATTGTTTTACATGGTAACTGGTTGGCCAGGTCTTTTTTTGTACGCCTTAACCAAATCTTGTTCATAACGTTGTGTAATCGTTTAAGATTACTAGCACCGCTATAATCAATTCCGTATTGACTATGGCGAGGATTACAATATGTATTAAGAAAATATTCTGCACCACCTACCTTGTGAATATTATTTAAAATCTGCATTTGAGTAACTAATTCGTTTGGCCTGTTAAGCATTGGCGTACCAGTAATTAATATCTTGTATGGTATGCGTTTCGACCATTCCAACGCCAGTTTTGTACGTTGGCTATTATCATTTTTAAAAGAATGACTTTCATCTAATACCAGCTGTTTGACTGGTATGTATTTAATATCGAACTTGTATTTTTTCATACGTTCGTAGTTAGTAATAATCACGTTTTGTGATAAATCATCGATTGGAATTGTTACACCAATCCAACGTTCAATTTCGTTTTTCCAGTTAATTTTTAAACTAGCTGGACATATTACTAAGATAGGGAATTGACCTCTTTTAAACATGGCTTCAATTACTGTTCTAGTTTTACCCATTCCCATATCATCACACACAAAGGCGGAACTATTATTTAGTATGTATTTCACTCCTTGTGCTTGGTGAGGGAGTAGGGGAAGTCTATTATGCATTTCGTCACCTCATCTTCTAAACTTTTGAATTACCTTGTAAACACTTTGCATTTCACTGTGTAGCTTGAAAAAGTATGTGAATGGTTGGTTAGGGGAACTAATTCTGATAACAGCCATTTCAATTTCATTCCGTCGCATATCGTATACTTTAAAGCGTTGTTGTAGTGTTTCATCTGGCATATATACAAATTCATCATCATATTTAAAATAGCTTTCGAATATTTCACGAGCTGTCATTTTGCCCACTCTCCTTCTAAATAATCCTCTATTAATTTATATATATGAGGAGTATTTTCTTTTAGTTTGCATAATGTACCATGGCTATGGTCATAACCTAATCTACTGTCTTTGCGTGATGTTCTACACAGCATATTGTCGTAATCGGGTTGAATATCTGTAATCTCGCACATTATAGGAACACTGCTAATTAGGCGATGCCATACAAACACATCTCCTTGTTTAAAATAATTTTCAAATAATTCTATTCCAGTCATTGCTATCACCTCGTAGTAGGGAAGAGGGGAAGTTATTACTTCCCTTTCCCGTAATTCAAATTACCCATTAACACGTGTTTACCTAGGACATTCTCACCGTCCATGATAGTAGGGTCATCAACGTAAAACACAATACTGTATTCTTTAATCTCGAAATCATGTACACCACAACCAAGGCTATCAGCTACATCATAAAAAGCGTCGATAAATTCATCTGCCTTATCGTCGGTAACTTTACCAGTAAATAACTCTACTGGATATACTTCATAAGCCTCATAATCATCGTGTATAACATAACCGCTAGTATCAAAATCGTCATAATCGAACGATGTTTGTTTAACTGGCTTAGAGAAATAATAGTTTTGCCATTGGCTTTTTGTGGGTACATAGGGTTTGTAGCTACTATTGCTGTATAAGGCGTGACTTTCTTTCGATTGCACGAAATCGCCTAATATTACCAGTTGGTCTTTTGCGACGATAGCGAATTTATTACCACTCACATGGTCCTCAAGTAATTCCTGTACTTGTGGAATCCATAATGCTTTACCTAATGGGTGAACCATTGTTTTAATGAATTGCATAGTGTCGGAATGTTTGGCTTTCATACCTTTGAGTGGTGTATACTCATGCATAACGCCGTTATGTGCTAATCCAATGTCAGAATAGCTATCACCTAACCCCATTTTCTTGTAGTCGCTACATACAGGGAATGGGTGACAGGTGCTAGTACCAATAGCACCAGATGTTGCTATTCTAAAGTGAATAACACGGTCAATGTTGGTAGGGAGCTTTTCAAGCTCTTTCCATAAGCTATCAAAAGTAAAGTAGCCTTTTGAGATATGTACTTTTTGCGATTTCTCGTCAAAATACATGAAACCAGCACCATCTGGATTGTTATTAAAACACTCCTGTAATTCCGCTTTATTTAGTTTAAGTTGACGGTTATAAACAGCAATCACACACATTATTTTGTCCTCCTATAATTAAATACCTTGTTCATTCATGTAATTAATAAGTTCGTTATAGCCACGTTCCGTAGCTTCTTTACGAACGTTTTCAAATGTCATATCACAATAGAGCCCATTCGTTAGGTCAGTGATAATATCAACGAATTGGATATAAGACCGAATCACTTCTGGTCTATACGTTGTGTTAAAC